GGGGGGGGAGACAGGGCTAGGGGGGGTAAAACCCCTCAAAATGCAAGACTATACCCTAAAACACAGGGGGGGGTAATAGAGGTTTACAGTGTCTACTATAAAACCCTACACAAACCCTACACTAAACCCTACATTGGGGAAGGTATATGAAGGAAGTGGGTACGGGGAAAAAGTGAAAACACTTTCCGGAAAACTATGCAAACCCTACAAACCCTACATTAAATGTATAGTTAGTGTATAGTTTATGTATAGTTAGTGTATAGTTTGAGGATAGTAAAAAGTTCAATACTCATCGAAGAAAAATGGCAATTAATGTATAGTTTGTATAGTTTTTGTAGAAAGTTTTTCAAATAAAAAATAAAATATATAGGAAAAAGTTTTAGAAAACTATGCAAACTATGCAAACTATACATGGAGGTGAAAAGAGATGAGTGTAAAGAGGGACCAAGCGAAGGGATTAAAAGAGGGTGGATTAAAGGTAGTGAATGCGGCGCCGATAAAGAATTTAACAGAGGGGATATTGAAGAGGATAGAGGTATATGCGAAGAGGGGGATGAAGGCGGAAGACATAGGTATGATGATAGGTGTGAGTAAAGAGAGATGGAAGGGTTGGATAAGTCAAGGAGAGAGGGACATAGAGGATGGAGTATTAACGTATTGTGCGAGATTGTTTAGGATAATCAAAATAGGTGAGATAGAGGAGCAGAGTGAGTTAATAGAGAAGATGAAAGCGAGTTATGATGCGGATCCAAGGAACTGGCAAGCGTTAAGTTGGATACTAGAGAGGAAGTACCCTGACAGATACAGTCCAATTAAGAGACAGGAGATAAAGAGTGAGGTAGAGGGTGTACAGATAGTAGTAGACGGGAAGTATGAGGAGGAGCCGAAGGAGGTAATAGGTATACCGACAGCGGAGGTAGAGGATGAAGACAATTAATTTAAGAGAGATAGAGGGACAAGGGTATTGGGTGGGGAACCCGGCAAATCCATACTGGGAGCATCATCCATGTAGATATCAGTTATATATAGGAAGTAGGAACAGTAAAAAAAGTACAAAGAAAATAGGTATAGAGTTGATATACAGGCTGATAAGTAATCCATTAAGGAACGGGGTAGTAATCAGGCAGAACGATGTGGATAATACAGGGTCAACGATAAGTAAGTTAAAAAAGATAGTAAGTATAATGGGGTTAGAGAAAGAGATAGAGTTCCATGTAAATCCAAGAGAGATGGTATATAAGAGGACAGGGCAAAGGGTAAGGTTCAAAGGGTTTAATAATCCAACAGGGTTAACGAGTATGGATTTTCCTGTAGGATATTTAACAGATGTATATTTTGAGGAGGCGAGTGAGATCAGCAATTATGATGACTTCAGGGCATTAGATGGATCGCTACGTGGAGATTTACCAAAAGAGTGTAATATGCGAATAGTGTTATGCATGAACCCATGGAACAAACAACACTGGATATACGAGAAGATGTATAAAGGGCGATTGAGTGATAGTTATGATGAGTTAGAGAATGCGAAAGATGGATACATAGACGTATATGATGCGGAGTTCCAATTAGGATATGGGAAGGGGTTATACATACACCAAAGCACATATAGAGTAAATGAGTTCAGGAGTCCGGATTATGATGAGGGTATGGAGTATTTAAAGAAAACAGCACCTGAGATATATAAAGTTGAGGGTCTTGGTATGTGGGGTAATAACACAGAGAGGGTATACCCTGAGTTTGTAAGGGCGAGGAACGTAATACTGGAAGAAGAGGCGATGAAGATGCGATATGGAGGGTTTGCGATAGGTATAGATACAGGATACAGTAATGGCGAAGGTAGGAAGCGTAAAGACGGTGCGATAAAGAGTGCAACAGTAGTGGAGTTAACAGGAGTAACATCTGATTACAGTAAATTAATAGGTATAGATGAATGGTATCATAGCAACGATGGATTATTAATACCGATGACGCTAGATGAAGAGGTGAGGCAGATAGTATTAACGATAAAAGGGTGGAGAGACATGATATATAGATATCATCCTGATTTAATGAAGGGTTTAATACCTGTGTATATAGATAATGCAGACATAGGATTTAAAGACGTATTTATAAAAGAGTGTCAAAGACAGGGGTTATTTGACTGTTATGCGTGTGGAAGTACGAAAATGAGTATACAAAGCCGTGTAGATTTTGAGAGATGGTTATTTGGATATGGAGAGTGCTTAATAAGCAGTAAATGCAGTAATTTAATAAGAGAGATAGAGGCAAGCCGAAGAGGCAGTAAGGGTGAAACGAGAGAGAATTTAAACGACCATGCACTCAACAGCTGGGAGTATGGATGGTATCCATTGAAAGACGGGATGATGAGGTGGAAGAATTTCAAAAAGAGATAAAATGTTATATAATATAATTTAATAAGGAGAAGATATGAAAAAATATAATCCATTAAATAGTTTATTTATACAGAATGAAGATAAATTAAGGCTTGGTAAGATAGCGGAATACACGGCATATTATGAGGGCGAGAGTAATGCACTGATAGAGTTTTATAGAGAAGGTTTAATGAGATATTTTAATTCCAATCCTATATACACAGAGAATAAGAGGAATTATTTTTGGGCGAGAAGTTTAGGCAATATAGATATAAAAAAGCAACATGATCCATTTATATCAAGCATCATAGACACGTTAACGAATATTATAGGATTACCAATCATAGAGGGTAAAGATGCAGATAGAGCGAAAATGTTAAGTAAAAGTATACTTGAAAAAGGTACAGGTTTTAATGACTTGTTGAATAACCAAGCAATACCATTAACGTTAGTGCAAGGTACGGGGTGTTTTAAAATCAGTAATGATATATATGAGAGTGAACCCATATTAGAGTATTACACGGCAGATAGAGTGAAATATTATGGAGTTAATGGGCATATTTGGGGTATAGACTTTTATGACTGGTATACTGATGAGAAGGGTAAAAAATATTTACTTATTGAAAAGCGTTATTTAACGAACGGACTTGATGGAAGTAGAGATTTAAACATAGACTTACATTTATATAATTGGTTAGATATCAACGAGGTTAAAGGAAACCCAGAAGTAAGTTTAAATACACTTGATGAGTTGAGAGACTTACAACCACATACTGTATTAAATGGTGCTAATAAATTATATGCAGTTCCAACGACCATATTCAGCGATAAAAAAGGCAGTTTATATGGGCGCTCCATCATGGAGGATAGGGTGGACCTATTAGATCATCTTGATGAGGCGTGGAGTATTGAAGGAAGAACGATAAGGAAGAGTGTAGCTCAAACGTATGTAGATGAAACGTTATTACCAAGATATACAGAGGTAGTTAATGGGCAACCAGTACTGAAGACGAAATCTTTAAGTGATTATGATAGAGACTACGTAATGCTTGAAGGTGGGGCAATGATGGATGGTGATGGGAAGAGAAGTTCACATGGTGTATTTACGGACCAACCGAAATTAGATGTAGATAATTATAATAAGACCAGAAAGAGAGCAATGATAAGTATTCTTAACGGTATTATGAATAGTGCAAGTTTATCCATGGTAGTAGAGGAGTTTGCAAATCCACAAGCACCTGATAGAGAGCGTGAAAAGATAACAGTTTTAATGAGGAACGCTATTATTAATAAGCTAATACCTATGTGTAATGCAGTATTAACAGACATTTTAGACATGGATGATTATAAGAGAAATGGATATTTAGTTAACAGTTCTAAAAATCGTGTAAGTTGTAGATTTAGTGAGTTTGGAAACCCTGCATTTGAAGAGGAATTAAAGATACTTGGTAATGCATGGAGTGCAGGACAAATAAGTACAAAAATATACTGTGAAGAGTTATGGAGAGATAGATTAAGCGAAGAAGAGATACAAGCGGAGATGGAGCGTATTGAGAAAGCGAGAAATCTAAGTATTTTAGCACCTCTAGCATATGAGGGGCAAAACGTAGAAAATGTGGAAGAGATATTGAGTAATGGCAACACAAGCCTTGATAAAGAC